AAAGCCGATATCGTCTCGCAGAACGCGACACAGGCCGTCATAGGCGTGCACATCATCTACCGTCGCACCGACCCGTCGCGCTGGGTGGCGTCCGATGCCGTGTCCGGTGGCGCTTGGGTCAATGGCGTGAGCACGAGCACGAACACGGTGAACTTCGGCTACCGGTCCTTCAACGGCGACGTGGATTTACACACCCAGCAAGTGACCGTCACGAAGCAGGAGTCCGCGCAGACGTTCTCCTGCCGCGCGTTCCTGAACATCCCATATGGTTTGCCGGGACGGTCGGAAGCGCATGTGAACCTCACGGTTCCCGGCATCACGTATGCGAAACCGAACCCGCCGAAGAACGTATCATGGACGCGGGTCAATGATTCAAGCGTGAAGGCCGCATGGCAGTCGAACTATGATAATGCGGCGCGAAAATATTGGAAGCAGATCTACGCAGACCAGTGCGTCGGCTTGAACGGCGGCACACAAGGCGCGTGGGGTCTGGTCAAGGCGTTGAACTGGGACGCCTTGAACTATTCGTACACGGGGTTGAAGGCGAACGCCCGATACCAGTTCCGTGTCGCGGCCCAGAACCCTGGCGGAGTGTCCGACCATGTGTACTCGGGCTACATCTACACGACGCCGGCCGCCCCCGTGGCGGTGAACGCGGTGAAACTGTCCGAACAGTCCGTGCGCGTGACCGTGGATGCGTCGAAATCGTATGTGTATGGCATCAGACTGCGGCGCAGGGTGAACGGCGGCGAATGGGCCGACATAACCGGAGGCACCCCCGGTGCGACGGCCGAAGGCTGGCTTCCCGACATAAACGGAATCCAGAACGTCACGTGGACCGACACCGCAGCTCCTGCGGGCCAAGTCCAGTACGCGGCGTTAGTGGGAAGACCTGTCTACGGCGATGACAACTCCAAGACCACGCTCTTCTCCGACTGGACGTACAGCAACACTATCCAGACGGCCGTGGCCCCTTCCGCGCCGACGATTCTGAACCCGACGCAGAACGGCGCGTATGTTGTCAATCAGCCGATGACGGTCGCTTGGAAACCGAATCATCCTGACGGTTCCGCCCAATCCGCCGCGCAGGTGGAGGTCACCGACCCCTCGGACGTTACGGTCATCGAAGAGCAGACCACGAACACCAGTTATCAGCGCACGCCCAAAAGCTGCGGCTCGTATAGGATTCGCGTGCGCACCAAGGGTATCCACGCCGACTGGGGCGCATGGTCGAACTACGTGACCTTCACGGTCGCGAAATATCCGAACATCAGCATCAACAAGCCTTCCGGCACCATTACGGCGACACCGTTCACCGTGGCGTGGACCGTGGCGGACGATACGGGCGTCAGCTCGCAGACGCTCATCATCCAGTCGGACGGCGTGGAGAAATACCGGAAGACGATGGACGGTTCCACGCGAAGCCTGAGCATCGGCGCAAGCCAGTATCTGCCGAACAACAATTCGACGTTGACCATCACGCTCGTGGTGCGCGGCGGTTCCGGCTTGGAATCCAGCACGAGCGTCGTGAGGGACGTGGACTGGCCGGACCCGGCCGAGCCGATGGCCGCGATAGAGTCGAACAATGATTACGCGGCGTTGGTCATCGTGTCGTTCGGCGTGCCGGAGGAAGGCCAGTCGGAGACGGTCAGCGCATCCGTCATCCGTGTCATGCCTGACGGTTCGGAGGTGCTTATCGCCTCGAACCTGTTGGACCAGCAGTTGGCCGTGGACCCCATTCCCCCGTTGAACACCGACTTCCATTACAGGGTGGTCGCGTATTCGGCTATGGGCACGACCATCGCACGCATGGTGGACGCGCGCATCGAATCCGGGTTCGGAGTGTTGAACTTCGGCACGGATGCGGGTCAGACGTTATTGCTCGGCTATAACAACACGGTGTCTCATAAGCGTTCCCATTCGACCAGCGAGTTTCATTTCGCGCGGGGCGACGGGGCGAATGCTCTGCCTTCCAGCTACGAATTGGACCAGTTGGATTCCACGGTGAGCGTCACCGGCGTATGGGAGTGGGACCAAGCGTTGTGGCTGCGGATACTCTCGTTGGCTGACGGATACCCTTACGCATGGTATCGGGAGCCTTCCGGCCTGCGTGTCTACGTGAAGGCGGAACAGTCCGTGAGCGTTGACATCGCGGACAAGAAGAACATCAGCTATTCCGCCGACCTAACCCAATTGACATGGGAGGAGCCCGTCCTATGAGTGATTGGAGCAAGCCTTTCAAGGTCGCCTACCGTGTGATGCGAGTCAACAGGAACACGGGTTTGGAGACCGGACGGTTGGATTGGGTGATATCCGGGGGCAGCATCGAACGCAACCAGGACACCAATATCTGCGAATCCGGTTCCCTGACCGTGGAGGGGGCGACCGACCTGGGCACCGACCGGCTACGGATATGGGCCGACTGCACGTGGCATGACGGTTCCACGGCAAGTGTGCCGTTGGGCACGTTCCTTCCCAACATCCCCAAGCGCAGCGTGAACGGCAAGGAATCTTCCAGCCAACTGGATTTGTACGGGCTGCTGCAAGAAGTCGATGACGACATGTTCGAGTCGCCGATAACGATAGGCAAGGGCAAGAAGGCCGCCGCCGACATCCTCAAGGGATGCGGGCTTCAGGTCGCGGCCTACAATCCCGGCAATTACACGCTGAAGGATAATTGGACGTTCGGTTTGAGGTCCGATAAGGACAAGGACAAGGGCAGCACCAAGCTTGACGCGGTGAACGATCTCTTGGATTTGGCCGGATACTCCAGTGCGAGAACCGACGAGTACGGGCGCGTCATATTGGAGAAGTATGTGGAGCCGGGCAAACGCCAGCCGAAATGGACGTTTCAGGAGGGTGCGAACGCCACGTTCCTCACCACCATGACCGACGAACGCGACCTGCGTGAGGTGGCGAACGTGGTGAAGGTCACCTACTACAACACGGACAAGGAATACGTTTCGACCGCGATTGACGATGACCCGGCTTCGGAGTTCAGCACTGTCAGCCGTGGCCGCAGGGTGGCTCACGCCTACGAGTATTCCAGCATCCCCGACGAGGTGACTACCGACGAGCAAGGCAGGAAACTCGCCTCGGACAAGGCGTTGGAACTGCTACGCACCGAACAATCCGTGATTCACAGGGTCACGTTCACGCACGTGTACGCTCCTTTGAATCTGACCGACGTGGTGGACTTGGAGTATCCGACCGGCTCGGTTTCCGGCAGGTTTGCGATACGCGCGCAGAATATCACTTTGGAGGCCGGTATTCCCATCGAATGCGAGGCCCGTACCTTCCAGCGTCCAAGCGAACCAACAACAGTGAAGGCATAAATGCAGTCGAACCTGATAAGGGCCGGCAATCGTCTGGCCGAAATCATGCCCTCCCAAGTGGGGGCGGAAGCCACCATCACGCGCATCGGCACCATCAACACGGTGTACGACACAGGAGGGTATTGGACCGCTGACGTGGATATGAGCGGCGGCACGCTCATGGGATTGCAGATGACCACGGATTGTGTGGGAGCCCGAGCCGGTGACAGGTGCGTGGTGGAAACCTACGCGAAAGTCGCCATCGTCACCGGCATCCTTGCGCGTCCGGGGTGCGGATGCTCCCCCTTGTTTGAGTGGTCGAGCACGTGGAGTGGTACCCCTGGGACTGAGCCTGAGAGTGGTTATCTTGAGAAGACTGCGACTGTTACTTGCGGGGGGCTTATCCTGTGCGAGGTTGCGGCCGCGATCAGCGGTACCGGCGAATACAGTATGGCGTTCGACTTCTTGGACGCGAACGGTGAGCGTAAAGCGTATTGGTGTTCCACGTCGCCGCAGAAGAACGGCGGCACGTTGAGGTGGGTTGCTTCCGGTTCTGTGCGGTTGCCTTACGGCTCGTACACGGTGAAGCTCACGACGTTTCATTGGGGCACGGTTTCCATTGTCGGCAATGATTCGTCTGGTAATAGTCTGCGTTGGCGTGACGCATCGTTAGGGGTTGAAGGTGTTTCGCGTTATGCGCGGTTGCGTATGGCGTGAAGTGGACGTGTCCCGCCTTGCCGTTTGTTGTAAGCATAATACGTAACGCCTGACGATAGTCAGTTGACTTAGCCTCACACCATATCGTGTGGGGCTTTCCCATATTCGAAAGGACACTGAATGTCCCCTTTTCATGACCTGTTTTCAAGCGCCGAGTTTTGGAGCGCGTTGATTCTCGCGCTCCTCGGCGGTGGCGGCATCGGCGGACTGGTCGGCGCGTGGTCGAACAGCAGGAAAACCGAGGCCGATATCGACGGCATCACCGCCGACGCGGCCGACAAGGCCGTGAAGATTCTCACGGAAAGCATCATCGACCCGTTGCGTGAGCAGGTCGCTTTTCAGGAGACCCAAATCCAGCATTTGGAGGAGATGCAACGCAAGTATTTCAAGATCGTGGCCTATGTGCGTGGCCTGTTCCATTGGCTGCAATC